TCGCCGCTGGCGTACCCGTTTCATTGTCGTCAACGCCGCTTTCTTGATTGACAAGATAACCGTTATACGTTGCTGCAACAGGGTTGGGTTGAATGCCGCTATCTAACCAAGCCGTTCTACCAAGAGATCCGTAATACCATGTGTGATCTACATAATTAAATACAACATAAGCATTTATTTGTGTTCCAGTTCCAGACACATAGAACCACCAAACTTCATTAAATGCCTCTGAAGTACTGGCATACACTTGTTGTGTTTGCATTTGATTTATATTGTTAAATACAAATCTACGCAAATCAGACGGCAAAGTTGTAACTTGGCCTGTATACATATAAAACTTATCACGACCCATCCAAAATATAATACCAGCGGCAAGTGTGGCCGCATTCGGTCCCATAATAGAAATATTCTCTGCCATAAGTTGAGTTGACCAAACAAATGGAGGCCCAACAAATTGAACAGAATAAAGTGCTGTATCAGTAATGGCAACAATTTCTTGACGAGTTTGGATCACCGTCACAATCTGAGAACCATGTGAAAGCGTTTGACCGCCAGCCTGATTGGTAATAGATGGATACCAAATATAAGGATTGGCCTGGTCCGACCAGCGAATCAACATTGGGTTTAAAGTTGTAGATGCAACATTGTTGCACCCAAAAACAAGTACAAATCTGGATGAATCAGAAACAATTATGTTGTTTTGATAGATTGGTACATCACCTAATATAGCTATAGACTGCGTGCCAGATTGCGTGCCAGTTGTATTAATTGGTGCGCCAGCCACCGTTGCTGAAATATTAAACTGTGTACCAGATGCGTTTGTAACATAGTATGGCACTCCCGCAGTAAGCCCTGATGGCAAAGATCCTGTTGTGCCTAACGTAATAGAGCTGTTATTGGGTAAATTTAAATTAGAAACAATAATCGTTGGCGTACCTATGTAAATCGTAATGGGACCACCAAGCGTATTAAGATTAACCCCAGGCGTGCTTACACCATTGTTTGCTGACCAATAATAAATGCCTTGACCTCTTGGCCCATACAATAAATCTTGACCATAGTTATATTGATTCCAAATTTGCAAAGGCTGTAAAGATGAGTTCCCATTACCCCATGTTCCTCCACCCCAAGCACCAGCGCCCCATCCACTTAATGGAACTTCATAAGCTGGCCCAGTATTTAATTGATAAGAAGCCGTAACAGCAAACCCGCCTCCTGTTGCCGTACTGGTTGCAGCAGTAGCAGACGTAATCGTATAAGTAGATGCAGACTGTACTGTAGTAATTTGATATGTGCCGTTTAGCGTTAACCCACCTACCGTATTTGCACCAGAAAATGTAACAAAATCGTTAACCTGAAATCCACCAGCAGCATCTGTAACCAAAACAGAAGTACTAAGATTTGTGGTTTTAAAAGGATTTGTAAGTGTATTTACTGTGCGAACAGGCGTAATATCGTAATAAGTATTGCCGTAAGTAATATAGAACTTAAGATTAGTACCAACACCTATTAAACTAATATTAGCAAGCGTTACCCAAGCCCAAAGAGAACGACATACACCTAAAAATGTACTCGATGAATACTGTGTCCAACCACCTATTTTTTCTGGGAATCCTTGACGAAAACGCACAAGCTGACTTTCATACCAACCGCCTTCTGTTGCATATTGGGTTTTTTCCCTGTTAATCCCAGGTTTAAAAATAATCTTTAAAAATGACATTATTCAATAATTGCCGTTGATGTTTCTCTATCTAACTTTAAAGTACCTTCGCAACACATATTCCAATCTTCTCCTTCTCGCTCGCTGTAAGACGGAACATTGATATTTACATTTTTAACTAAATATTCTTTTGTACCTTCAAACACGCGCCAAGCATGATCTGGAGTACCGCGTCCTGGCTGACCTCTAGATTTGTTAAACCTTATCCTATATTTCACACAATTTCAACCTGTGGATTAGAAATTATTGTTGGCCTAACTTCTATGTTGAAATGTATAAATTTAATTGGAGATTCAGAAGCATGCCTGGAAAAAGAATGCGCTAACCAAGAATTTGTAAAAAACAACTGGCCGGGCTTAGGTGTAAACCCTATGTTATTGCTTGCTGCTGTTATAAATTTTAGGTCATTCTCTGGCAAACTTGCCTGCACCTTGCCTGCCCTTGGATCATGAAATACTACGTTTGAACACTTTTCAGGACATTCAATAAAATAAAATCCAACAATTTGCACTGGGTTGGTATGCGCATGTTGCTCCATAAGAGAATGTTTGTAGTGCTCTTGACACCACATAGATTCAATTACGGTACTAAGTTGTTGCATTTTGTATCCTTGATTGAAAAGGATATACCAAGACTGCTCACCTACAAACTTAATAAAATCCGACAATCGCGGATCTGTGTAAATGTTATTGGTCATCCTAACAGGATATATTTCGTTGAGCTGTTCGTTGGCTCTAACTTGTTTTAGATGTTCTTCTGTAACATCAATTATTGCATCTAAAAATTCCGGCTTATCTGCTGTATATATAGGAGACGTAAAATAATTACCAACTGCTAAAGAATGGGTAAGAGCAGGAGTAGCAGCGTTGCACATTATTTCATTTTTTTTAATGTTTGCGCTAGTCTGGCTCGTTGTCCCAGTTTGCCCGGAGCTTTGGCTGCTTTGGCTAATTTTTTGGCCGGTATCTTTTTGTCCATTGGAATGCCTAGCTCTTTGTGCAACGCGCCTGGATGCTTTATTGCTTTTTGTATCCATTTAGTTTCACCGCCCTTTGCTATATTTTTAATCGGTTCTTTACGAATTGTAGCCATTATGTTTCCTTTAAGCTATTGCCAAACCTTCTTTTAACTGAGCAAGAGTCAATCCATTTGTGTACTGAAAATGAGCCAATTCTTTAAATGATTTCCAATCTCCGGCCCACTCTAAACCGCATTCTTTACCAAGCCTTCCTATTTCTGCCCATACTGGATGGCTACCATCCCAGTCTGGTTTACCATTAAGTAATGGTACAACATCGACAGCGCAACGGTAATTGTGGTAGCTATCACCGGGTCCCGCATTTGTAACAATTTTACCCGGAGCAGTTCTACCTTGTGCGTAAAGTTGAGCTTGGCTCTCATTATCCCTATATGTAGATGTAATGAGTAAGTCAATCCCATTATGATTGCAAGCTTCAATAAACTTATCAACCCTTGCTTTAACTTCTGGAAGTAAATCATTTAAATTTCTTGAATTAATCATTTTAAAACTGGTGTTGATTGATGTAAAAGTTCATCTTTTTTCTGACTACCCGCTGATGAACCAAAATAAAAAGCAACTACGCCTGTCCAAGCAGTACCTAGCGAACCCAACATAATGTCAATCTGAGGTGTATGCTGAACTTGACCATACATCAAACCAAAGAGTATTCCAAAGAAACCGCCTGTGATTCCTATAGCAAGAACAGGAGGTATCCAAGACTGAGTAGCAATCTGCATCGTTCTAGCAGAACTTCTGTCTTGAACGGCTAATTGCTCAAAATCTAGGTTTAATTCTTGTGCTTTAGCCTTTAAAGCTATCTCAGCTTGTTGCACTGCGGCAATCTGGTCTGAAGATAATTTACCATCATCTAGCATTTTTTTAGCATCGTCCTGGGATACACCAAGAACCTTTGATACCATTTCATACGCCAAACCACCCAGTGGTCCTCCAATTGCACTAAATATCGTAGGTGCTATTGTTTTAATCCAATCCATAATCACTCCTTGCAATATTTTGGAAGATACCCTGTCTGTTTAAACATCACATAACATTCTATTAACTTATCATCTTCTAAGAAATTCTTTTTAAATTCTATGTGCCAACTTTCCTGTTCTCTTTTTTTCAAATAATCTTGTCTTATATAGAACATCAGTCCTACGCAAGCGAGTGCAAAGATAAGCACGGCAGAGCATACAACAAGTCTAAATTGAAATACATCTCTTGATTCTTTCCGTTCTCTGGCCTCTCTTGCATCCTTTTTTTTTGTGCTTTATCAAAACTATCTTTCTTTGCCATGAGCCTTGCACGTTCTTTCTCAAAATCAGACCATAAAGCACCTAGCTCTGGCGGTGCTTCCCAGGTTAGCATTGTTCTTAAATCCGCCTCTGCCTGCTCCAGTTTCTTACGTCTTAGGACGTTGTCAAGCGCAATGGCTTGTAAACTTTTACCTTTAGGCGGATTCTTTTCCATTTCTTTAACATGTTCAATCGCCTTTTCCTGATGTTCAAAAAAAGAAGAAAGGCCATCGGAGATTTCTGTAATTACCCCAATAGCCTCTTTGCCAACTGACTTAGCCTCCTTGTACATGGCTACACCGCTTTTTACGGCGGAAATAGCCATCATAGCAAGGGTAAATGGATCCATTATTATGCAGAGGGTGCAACTTGTTGCACTTCGCTAGGTTGTGCGGTTTGTTGAGCTTGAACTTCTTGTTGTACAGCGCCAATCATTTGGGCTACTTCTGCAAAAGGTTTTGTACCTAAATACTGCATAATGCCGTTAACAAGATTGGTTGATAAAGTTACTTTTTCCATGATTTTTCCTTTTAGTTTGATGGTGTTTCGATAAATCGTAGCAACACTACGACCACAGAAATTATACAACCCGCAATCATTTGATGGATAGGAGTCAGTTGTAGCTCAAATAGATAGCCTTGTAGAACAGATAGGATAGCAATAACTATTGCCCACAGGACTTGTTTTGACTTTAGGGTTGTGATTAGTGTGTTCATGGGTGTGTTGCCTTGTATGTGTCAAATTCTGCTTTTAGTTCTTTAATAGCTGCAACCAAAAGTGGTATAACTTCAGTATAAGACAATCCCAATACTGGCCCTTCTTTGTCTTCTGACTCGCTTACGGCTTCAGGTAATACTTTTTGAACGTCTTGAGCAATCAAATAAGGCCTGCGAACAGTATTATCATCTGTCTTTAAACGACCGATTACGGTGCGAAGTGTAGAAACTTTATTTAAACCATCTGTAATGTCTTCAATGATTACTTTGCGTGTTTCATCAGAAACGCCAGTCCAAGATGTTGCAGAAGCACCGTTAAGGTAAACACCGCCTGATGTATTTTGGCAAGTAAAATATTGGTTTGTTCCGCTTACTATGGCTGAATAAGACCCAATAACCCAACTTCCAGAGCCGTTTGCAAATCCACTGATATATGGCCCTCGACCAGAAGCGGCGTTTCCACTTAAAAGCAAACTTCCAGCATTGTCGTTTCTAGTGGTTCCATTACCAACTGTTAGTCTCGCATTTGAATCAACCGCATAAGCTCCTGCTCCATTTGGATAAAAACCAAAACCGCCAACAACATTACCATCACCATCAGAAAGCACAACTACGTTATTAGATGTGCGGATGTCTAAACCACCTTGGTTGCCTGAATAAGAGCCAAGAATTGTGTTTTTAATACCTGTTGTAACTGTTGAGCCAGAGCCATTTCCAATAAAAGTATTAAAAGTATTAACAGCAGAACCATAAGCAAACGCAAAACCAGCAGAGTTTCCAATAAACGTATTTGCACCGCCAAGCTGGTTGGTATATCCCGCTTGATACCCTACTGCTGTGTTGTAAGATGCTGTGG